ATTGTCCACCAAGAGATGGTTGATTTCCAAATACGAATGCCATTATGCCCTCGCTGACGTTATGGAATTGATTAATGAATTATAATCCGGAATAGCAAAATTGTTATTTGCGCGCGGTGGTTGTTGTTTGGCTTTTTGAAACAAACTATTAAAAAAATCTTTTAATGAATTGCCGCCAGCCGCACCAGCAGCTCCCCCTAAAGGACCCCCGAAATAAGTACCAAGCAATGCGGGCAATATTTGTAATATAGATCCACCAGCAGTTTGAAGAAATCCGGGTTGTTCTTGTGTAATACCAGTTTCGGCTTCGGGTTGTAATGATGCCTGTAAAAGATAAGGCAAGAGTTGTAACATATTTTGTTGATCTAATCCTGCCAAGTTTTGTTCTAATTCGGAGCCTGCTTGTCCTAAAAGGCCCTGAAAGGCGCTGCTTCTTTGAGCGCCACTACCAAGTGACGTAAATCTTTCAGCAAGGCCGGGAATTGTTTGCGTTTCAAATCTATTTCTAGCTTGCTGGGCTATTGGAGATTGTCCAAAATTGCCACCACCAAGCCCTTGGAGCATTTGTAATGCTTGATTACTAGCGGCGCCTTTAACACTTGCTTGTAGGGGCGTAACTGTTGGAAACTGCTGCGATTTCGCAGGAGATCCTGTCAAAAAATTACCTATTGCCATTCTTTCTCCTAACTTTGTAAATACTCTAAGACTACATATGTAATATTAAAACTACTTCTATTGCTACCCGTTGTTATTATCACATTAGTAGCATCAACTTTAAGTTCTACATTATTTGCCAAAACAGGTGAAGCATAAGGAATAGGAATATACGCTAAATTAGTTTGATCAGAAGCTGTAGCATAAATTCTGGTAAAACTTGTTTGTGGCGTTATCGTTATTCCGTGAGTAACTGATTTTGTTCCTGTATTTGGAAGAGTACCAAAATTTATTACGGTACGGTACACTTGCCTATACAAAGAGTCGCTTGTGTCAAATGTTGTTACGGTCGCCGTTTGATTAGGGAAGAATAACTGACCATTAACAAACTCGCTAAGGTCGTAGAATCCCGTATCTTTTAAGTTAAGCAATATGCTCATTAAGTTAAGATTTTGATAAAGACGAACCATAATTTCTTTTATATTCGGATCAATATCAGCGGCATAGATTTCGCCTACATCCCATACGTTTGTAGTGGGCGCAAATGCACCAAAGCTTGATGGATTATTAAAAGTACTTTCAGCCATATTATTGCAACCTTGTACTTGTAGGCATTGTATACCAGATCATACCTTCAAGTTGAAAATCTGATAAAGCAATTACCGGAGTTCTTATTTGATCATCACTAAACTGCAATAAAAATTGAATAAATTCGCCTTCAGCTTGAAAGTAAACAACATGCCATAATCTAACTTGTGTCTTTTCAAAAGGAACTGTTGCGTAAGCTTCAGTTTCCAAAATACTATTTCCCAATATACAATCAGAATTGGTAGCTTCTTCAACCATATCCAGATCAGAACTAGAAGTAGAATAATAGACGGTAATTTCACCAAAGCTAGTTCTTTGAACGCAGAAATTTATTTGTGCCAGGTACAGATTTCTTCCCCTGGTCACATACGGATTAAGTTGTTTTGATTGTATTTGAATATTAGACACACGAGCTGCTGTCCCGCCCCCTGTATAAGTACCGCCTGGAGTTATTACACCGGTATTTTCAAGAACCAATTGAACAATATTGGTCGTTATAAAAGTAACTTGAAATATTTTACCCGTAATATTGGGCACGCTTGAGGCATTTTCTATATAAATATAGTCGCCAGAATTAAGAGTATGATCTATAATGGTTAATCGTATTTGTATTGGTGGGCCTGCAGTATAAGTAATCTGTGTAATTTGCATAACTCCAGCATTACGAGAAACATCGGGAGCAATAATATACACCCATCCTTGCTGATTACCGGCTATAATTTGTCTAAATTGTGCTTGAATAACACCGCTATCCCATGTGTAATCAGCGTTATTCCAAGTATCTTGTATTACTTGCCATGTTTGATCGGTTTGTTGCTCAAAATAACCCCATGTAGTTATGCAATCATTATTAAGGGCCCATGAGCCGGTTTTATAATTATAGACAAGAATTTGGTTGGGGAACTTTTCACTTTGATTTTCTTCATTGCTAGGAAAGGTCCAATAAACCATTTCGGTATAGAAATCACGTATACCAGCCACGCGTTTAACGCCTTCATTTTTATTCTTTATGGCAAATATTTCATCGGGTATTTTATTATCTATACGTTCTACGTTGGCTCCTGAGCAAGCGTGTACACCAGTATTTCCTATTCCCAGAACAACCTTATCAAATGGTACAACAGAAAATGTTCCTTCGGCACCAAGCTCTGTATTAATTTTTTGCCACACAAAGGGAAGAATTTGATTGCCGGTATAAGCAAGTTCCCATGTGCTTCGTTCAAAATACACAATTAATCGGTCTTTAATAAATTCTGCACTTACAATAGCTTCTTCTGTAGGAGCGTCAATATAGCCGGCACCGCTTGAAACAACTGTTGCAGTTCCCCCACCAGTATTAGGTTTATAAACAAATTTTGGTTGTAAAAAAGCATTGGGTGCAAATGGACTGCCATTAATGCTATAACGACATCTATTAACATATTGCGTATTAGTTGATGTCAAATAACTTGCAGGAGTAATTCCGGTTATGGTGGGCGTGGCTGTGTTAAACGGTGTCGCGCCCAAAGCATTATTTTCAATAGTATTTAGTAATATTAATCTATCTTTAAATGGAAGAACTATCCTAGCTGTCTCAACATAACTGGCGATGGTATCGCCAGGAACTGTAGTTTGTAAAGTTTGTGTAACCGTGTATGGTTGTTGATTGGCTGTATTAATTGTTGCATCGGGAGAATAAGAATAAGGTTGCCAGCCTGGTGTAGCAAATTGTTCACTATATGCCCAAATGGGATCATCAGTTACAAGAGCGGTTGTTGGTGGCACAGTAACACGAGCTTGAAAATTAGTAACAAACATAACAACTTGATCGGCAGTAATACCAGACCAATTAGTTGCCCAAAAAAAATTAAGATCATTACCATGCCAAGTTGGTGTTATGCCTATGATTGATCGCAACCATTGGCTCGTTACATACTTATATGCAAATTGAGTATCCCAAGCAAATGATGGCTGATTATTAATAGGACCAAGTTCATAATTTGCAATCCCCATAACAGGAAGGGCTGGATAATAAAAAACATTAGTATTTATTGGTGCGCCCGCAAATACATAAGCGCCAGTCGTAGTATTAAAAGTTTTTGTTGTTGTTAAGCCTGTGTCAAGCATTACAACAGGTGTTCCCGTAGCTTGAACGGTATATATTTCAGTCCCAATAGAAAATGCTTGTCCAAATCGTGTAGGATCAAGCGTTCCCGGAACCGTCCCCGCTAGATTTCCTGCTCCATTAGTAGTACCAAGTAAAACGCCAAGCCTAGAAGATAACGGCCTTTGAGCCATATATATTGAGCCAAATCGTTTTCTAACTCTACCCCGGAATACATACGCATTAGTTAATGTGGTAAAAGCATCTTCGGCAATTAACCATGGTTTTAAATCAGTTTGTAAACCTGTATTTATTGGAGCTATAAGAAAACGATCATAAGCCATATTATCTTCCTACAGCAAAAAAGGTGAAATCATCAGCAGCAGAAGTTGTGCTGGTTGATCTGCGAGCAATAAACTGCGTTCCATCAAATGAGTCTATTTGGGTAAAATTTGTAGAAGTAGTATTATGAATTCTGGTTAATGTTAATCCTACAGAATTAGTAGTAAACCCGGGAAATCCAGGGACGCTTGTATAGACAATGGTCTTAGTTGCATTTCCAGCAAGAATAGTACCCTGCCCCCAAACTAATAACATTCCTGATGGTAAATAGGTCCAGCCATACGTAACAGCAGTTTGTGAAGCGGTAAATGGAATCTGTGTAGTATTGGCAGCATTTCTAATATAAAGCTCTACTAAGCCTGTCGTGGCATACAGTTGAGAATAGAGAGTATTATTCCCCGTTGCGGCAGGCGTAGCCAAAGACGTTGGAAAATCAACAACGCCAATAATTAAAGGGTTTAATGCTTGAAAGTTTGCCAATATATCGGCTTGTGATTGTGATATTTGATCTGTTGGTTGTGGAATGTTTGGTTGGTACGCCATTAATCTACCTTACTTTTTATAAATCTGACTAATTCCAATACAACAATAGCCATAAAACAACCTAACATAAAGGTTATAGCAATCTTTGAGAACGTTACAACACCAATTATTGGTAAAATCATTTTTATCTCCTTAAAAACTTCCAAAGCCCCAACCCCAACCGCCAGAGCCACTAGGCCCCGAAGATTGTTCAGTATAAATAGTAGCAACACGCTCATTAGTGTACTGTACCAGCGTTCTGCGAAGGCACAGCGCCTCTTGCTTCTTAAATTCTGGCATTATTTGTGCAACAGATTCATAGTCTGAACGGTCTTCGAATATTTTCTTGGCGGCGCCATATGACACGTATTGCCACCATTCTTCGAGCTGTGGACTTTGATTAGCAGCAAGTAAAGCAGTTGGCCTCATATACGCTTCAAAATTGACTCTATACGGCTGATCTGGCACGGGCCGGATAGTGAATTTGTTATCATAATACATAAGCGCTTGTGGTAAGGCACAATTCTGTGGAACTGTTTGACTATTTATAGGTGCGCCAGCTGCAGGTGCGCTTGGAAATGTAATATTAAAGGCACCAGTGACATAATTTATGGTTCCATATGGTGCTGGATCTAGGGTAGTTATAGGACCTATGGGTAAATCGTTTGGTACATATAAATTGCCTAATGGCAACTTATTACCTGTTACACTATCAGTTAAAGGTACATCAATAAGCGCCAATCCTTCGCCAT